GCGGCTCCTTCGGATCGTACTGGTGGTGGACGTAAAGTCACTGTATCAGCTATCTCAGATGGTTCGATTACAGGTACAGGCACAGTTACTCACTACGCTTTAGTAGACACAACTAACACACGTTTGTTAGCTACAGCGGCTCTAACAGCATCACAGTCAGTTACAACTGGTAACACATTTACACTGGCTTCATTTGATATTGGTATCCCTGATCCATCTTAAGGAATAAACTATGGCACTTGTTATTAAAGATCGTGTAAAAGAAACAACTACTACAACTGGTACTGGGACTTACACATTAGCAGGTGCTGAAGTTGGTTTTCAATCCTTTTCTGCTATCGGTAATGGTAATACTACCTACTATACTGTTACTGATGGTGGCGACTGGGAAGTTGGTATTGGCACGTACACTGCTTCTGGAACCACTTTAGCACGTACAACAATACTATCATCATCTAACAGTGGTAGTGCTGTTGATTGGTCGGCTGGAGAGAAGTTTGTATTTGTAACTCAGCCTTCCTCTAAAGCATCTTTCTTGGATGCAAGCGGTAATTTAAACTTATCTGGTGGAACAGTAGACGGACGTGATGTAGCGGCTGATGGGGTTACAGCAGACAATGCTTTACCTAAAGCTGGCGGTGCTATGACAGGGGCTATCACAACTAACAGCACCTTTGATGGTAGAGATGTTGCAACAGATGGTACTAAGCTAGATTTAGTTTCTGTTACGCAAGCTGTTGACCTTGATCAAATGGAAGCTGATATAGCGGCTCTTGCTAATGGTATGGTATATAAGGGCGATTGGGATGCATCATCTGGTAGTTTTCCATCGGGAGCGCAAACAGGTTGGTTCTATTATGTATCTGTAGCAGGTACTGTAAATAGTGTTGTTTTCCATGTTGGGGATAACATTGTTGCAACTACAGACAATGCATCTACTAGCGTTTATGCTAATAACTGGTCTAAGCATGATAATACAGATGCAGTACAATCAGTCGTTGGATTAACTGGCTCGGTAACTAAAAGCGGATTATTAACTGCAATAAATGTTGAAGATGGTGCAGATGTAACAGATACAACTAATGTAACAGCCGCTGGTGCTTTAATGGATAGTGAAGTTACTAACCTTGCACAAGTTAAAGCATTTGATAGCACAGATTATGCTACAGCCGCCCAAGGTACTAAGGCTGATGCCGCTTTACCTAAAGCTGGAGGAACAATGACAGGAACTTTATTTACTCCGACAGTAGATTTTGGTGACTGGACTATAACTGAGAGTGGAGGTTCTTTATACTTCGCTTATAGTGGAACAAATAAATTCAAACTCGACAGTAGCGGAACATTGTCTGTAACTAATGACGTACAGACTGACCAAACCATAACATAAGCTAATAGTGAGTACACGAAGATGGCAGTAAAAATAAACGGCACTGAGGTAATTGACGACAGTAGAAACGTAGTAAACGTGGGCAATGTCGATGGCAGAGATGTATCTGTCGATGGGGCTAAACTAGATAACGTATCTGCTAATGCAGACGTTACTGCCACAGCTTTACCTACAGCATTAACAGGTTTATCTACTAGCTCATCTCCAGCGTCTGATGACCTTATTGTGTCGTATGATACTTCTGCTGGTACTTGGAAAAAAGCTACTGTTACAGCTACTGCTCTTCAAGGACAGAAGGGACAGAAAGGCGAAGTTGGGGCTACTGGATCTCAAGGTATTCAAGGTAATACTGGAGCAACTGGTAGTGCAGGGTCTAATGGATCTAAAGGTCAGAAGGGTGAGGTCGGTGTAACTGGTAATACAGGGTCGGCTGGAGCTAAAGGTCAAAAAGGTGAAGTTGGTGTTACGGGAAATACAGGCTCTACAGGTTCAGCTGGTCAAAAAGGCCAGAAGGGTGAGATAGGAGCTACTGGAGCTACTGGATCTAACGGAACTAACGGAACTAATGGCTCTAAAGGTCAAAAAGGTGAAGTTGGAGCTACTGGATCTCAAGGTATTCAAGGTAATATAGGTAATACTGGGACTACAGGATCAACTGGAGATAAGGGTCAAAAGGGTGAAGTCGGAGCTACAGGTTCTCAGGGATCTACAGGTTCTACAGGTTCTACTGGTAGTACGGGTCAAAAAGGACAAAAGGGTGAAGTAGGTAATACTGGAGGTACAGGATCTACAGGATCAACTGGGCAGAAAGGCCAAAAAGGAGAAGTTGGTGTTACAGGAAACACTGGTTCAGCTGGACAAAAAGGTCAAAAAGGTGAGGTCGGAGCTACTGGAGCTACAGGTTCTGCTGGGTCTAATGGGTCTAATGGATCTAAAGGTCAGAAGGGCGAAGTAGGTCTTACAGGTAATACTGGAGCTACAGGTAGTGCTGGTAATACTGGATCGACTGGTTCTCAAGGTCAAAAAGGCCAAAAGGGAGAAGTTGGTGCATCTGGAGGTACTGGTAGTACTGGACAAAAGGGACAAAAGGGTGAGGTAGGAGCTACGGGTTCTACAGGCTCAACTGGATCAACTGGAGGTACTGGTAGTACTGGACAAAAGGGACAGAAGGGTGAAGTAGGAGTTACAGGTAATACTGGATCGACTGGTTCTACAGGTTCTCAAGGTCAGAAAGGCCAAAAGGGTGAAGTAGGAGCGCAAGGTAATACTGGTAATACTGGTAGTACAGGAAGTACTGGCTCCCAAGGTCAAAAGGGACAAAAAGGACAAACAGGTTCAACAGGAAGTACTGGTAGTACAGGATCTACAGGCTCGCAAGGCCAAAAGGGACAAAAGGGTGAAGTAGGTCAAAAGGGTCAGAAAGGCCAAAAAGGACAAACAGGTTCAACAGGAAGTACTGGTAGTACAGGTGCAACAGGAGCAAGTGGTAATCCATTTGGTGGTGGTACTTTTACAGGTGATGTGACGTTTAACGCTAAAATGAGGCTTCCAAACGCAACGTCTAATCCTTCTAGCCCCTCTCAAGGTCACTCTTACTTTAACACGGCTAATAAAAGTGCTTTTGTTTATAATGGTACAGACTGGATTAACATGAGTCCGTTTATATCAATGACTGGTGGTACAGTTAATTCTCATACAATCGACGGTGTTAATTATAAGTCTCACACTTTTACAAGTAGTGGTACATTAACAGTATCTGGTTCTGGAGGAGTAAGTGACATCATAGTTGTTGCTGGTGGAGGCGGTGGAGGCGCACACTTTGCTGGTGGAGGCGGTGCGGGCGGCTGTATTAGTGTATCAAATGCATTAGGTAATGGTACTTACACCATAACAATAGGCGGCGGTGGTTCTGGCGCGTTAATGTCTCAGAACGCATCTGTAAATGGGCAAAATGGAGGTAATTCTTCTATAGGCTCAACCTATGTAGCAATAGGCGGCGGCGGTGGTGGAAACCGAGCAGATAACAACAATGGTGCTAATAATGGTGACTCTGGTGGTTCTGGCGGCGGTGGCGGCGGTAACGACCAAGGTAGTGTTGGCGGTAGTGGAACATCTGGACAAGGTAACAGTGGTGGTAATGGATATCAAGCTGGTGGCGGATCTCAAGGTGGAGGCGGTGGCGGGGCTACTCAAGGTGGTAGCATGTTTAGAACTGCTGGTGCAGGACTTATTAGTAATATTAGAACGGGTTCAAACGTGACATATGCCCAAGGTGGACAAGGTGCATCTCAATCCAGTAACGGGTCTGGTAATGGCGCGGCTAATACTGGGTTCGGAGGCGGTGGCGGTAAGTCTGGCACAAGTGGTTCTGCTGGTGGTTCTGGAATTGTCATAATTAGATATCAGGTATAGGTAATAAATATGGGACATTATGCAAAAGTAATAGATGGTATAGTACATAAAGTTATAGTAGCTGAAGCTGAGTTTTTTAATTCTTACATAGATGATTCAGCTGGTGAGTGGATACAGACAAGTTATAACACTCAGGGAGATGTTCATGCACTAGGTGGCACACCTCTTAGAAAAAACTATGCGGTTGTAGGTGGAATATATGATGCTGAAAATGATGCTTTCTGTGACCCACAACCTTTCCCCTCTTGGACTTTGAATACAACAACATATAGATGGGAAGCCCCAATAAACCGCCCAGAAGATGATAAATATTATGTATGGGACGAAGAAAACAGAAGTTGGAATGTAGGATAAGATATGTTAGTTTATCAAATCTCACTTCACGGATCAGCATATGATGCAAGAGACAAGACTTGGGAAACTATATACTCTGAGAGCCTCTGTAAGCCTCTTACAAGCTGGTTAGACCCTGTTCATAATAGAACAATACTAAAAGGTGAGTTTGGATGCTCAGTGAGCCATTTAAGGGTCTGGGAGAAGATTGCTAATAGTAACTCTAATGGTATTATACTAGAAGAGGATGCAGTTTACGATAGTATAGATACTGACAATGTAGACAAACTCCTTAATTCCCACGATAGTGTCTGGTTAGGATATAGACTGAACGATATGGGTTATTGGTATAACTGTCATGCTTATGCAATCACTCCTGATACAGCAAGACTGTTGATACAAGACTTTAAGGATAACATTATCCCTGTTGATGAATGGGTTCCCAAGAAGCTAAAACATAAACATAATTACTTCTATAAAGAAGAGGTAGTTACTCAAATCCCAAGGTCAACCCGACCAAGTACCATAGAGGAAGAAGACAATCCGATGATAGACTCTAGTAAGATCAATATAATAACTGTAGCTACAGACGAAACTAAAATGTGGCCACTATCACAGTCATGTGACAGACATCAAATTAATCTAGTTAACCTTGGCAAAGGAGATAGCTGGAAGAGTGAGATGGAAGGATATGATGGCTTAAGAAAGATAGAGCTAGTAAAGAAGTTAGTAAAAGACTTAGCTAAAGATGAGATAGTTCTATTTGTAGATGGTTATGATACTTTTTTCACTGAAGGGTATGAAACAGTAGTACAAAGGTTCATAGACTTTAATGTAGATATACTATTTGGAGCAGAACAAGAGTGTTGGCCTGTAACAAACGATCAGTCATACAAGAATAAATGGCCTGATATGCTAACTCCTTATAGGTATTTAAATAGTGGTCTATATATAGGATATGCTGGAGCATTATATGACTTCTTTGATTTACCTAGTACAGATGATAATGGGGACGATCAGTTATACTGTCAGTCAAGATACTTATCAAAGTATGAAGACTTCCCTTATACGGTAACTCTAGATTATGAAGGTTATATATTCCAGAACCACGACACAAGTATACGTAAAGTAAACGGTCAACTTTGGAATGATAGAACAAATTGTTGTGGTTGTATATATCATGGCAATGGAGGTAAGTCAGAGAAAGACTTCTTCTATAAACTAGCTAAAGAGTTTGGGTATGAGAAACTATCCTCTCCTATTACTACTAGGACAAGTAGAGATTTAAGCTACAAAGAAGTAGCACAAGACTTGCTAATTACAAAACTACTATCCGAAAGTGAGTGTAAGGACTTAATAGCTAAGTCTGATGCTCTAGGTGGTTGGGGTAATCTAGATGGAGACAAGTTTCCAGCACAAGAGATAAGACTTAAGAAGTTAGGTTTATGGAAACAATATGAAGCTCTATGGAGAGATAGACTATTTAAGATATGTGAAAAACATTGGAAACCTGTAGAATACATGGGACTACGTGATGCCTTTACTATGCGTTATGCTATGGATACACAGAAGTCTTTAGGTCTTCATACAGACGCATCTCTTATAACTGGTAGCGTTAAATTAAACGACAACTATGAAGGTGCTACACTTTATTTTCCACGTCAGGGCTTTACAAACCTAGATGTACCCGTTGGAAGTTGTATACTCTTCCCTAGTCAAGTTACTCATGGTCATTATGTCGATGAACTAAAGTCTGGGGTTAAATATTCATTAACTATGTGGACATCCCGTTATGTGGGTGACGAGAACTAGGAGCAATAAATGTTTGGTACTAGCCCTTTTGCATCCTCTACCTTTGCAGGTATGGGAGGTGAAGAATACGAATTAACAGCTAGTGCCATTACAACTGGTTCCCCAAGTCTGTCTGCCCCTACTATGCAAGAAGAGGAAACTCTTGGTGCTTTGTTTATTGTTACAGGGCAACCAGTATTAGGGCAACCTTCTAAGAACTCAGGTAAAACTCTATCCTCTAGTAATTTAGACACAGGAAACATTAGTTTACCTTCTGTTACTCTGCAAGAAGGTGAAACATTTTCCGCAGTTAGTATTACTCTAGGTGTTCCTACTTTACAAACCTCTAGTATAGAACAAAGTGAAACTCTTAGTTCTGGAGATTTAGATACAGGAAGTGTTGACTTAGGTGTCCCTGTAATAAACCAAGGTCAGACTTTAAACTCACTAGAGTTAATTTCACAAAGCCCTGAATTAAGTTCTTCTCTATTTAATCAAGGTCGTACATTAAATTGTGCAACTATAGAGTCAGACAGACCCACACTAGGTAATTGCCTAATAAACCAAAGTCAAACTTTTATCTTTGCAAACTTAGATACAGGTATCGTTGACTTAGGTGTCCCTACAGTAGCTCAAGCTGAAGTGTTAGTTTCTGTAGATATAACCACAGGTATACCTGACTTAGATTTAGTTTCACCTACGATTAACTACAACCCAATACCAGAAACAATTTCTACTGGTATACCAACTGTAGATAATACTCTTGTAAATCAAAATCAAACCTTAAGTATATCAGATCTAAACTCAGAAGCATTTGTAGTAGATGATGCTACGCTCTTCGAGCAAGAAACCTTATCTGCTATAGGTATAACTACTGACACTCCTAATACTGATAGTGCAGACTTTACAGAAAATAACATCTTATCTACTCCTGATTTAGATACAGGATCTGTAGATTTACCTTCTGTTACTATGCAAGAAGATGAGACATTTTCTACTGGTGATGTAAATACAGGAATACCTACACTAGATGTACCTGTTGTAAACCAAAACCAAGTTCTCGGTACACTAGATTTAAATACTGGTAACATAATTATACCTATTGTTACTATGCAAGAAGATGAGAAATTCTTTGCAAGACCTATAATCACTGAGAACCCAGAGACACCAAGTGCAGGTTTCTTACAACAACACATACTACAAATAGCAAACTTAAATACTGCACCTGTTGAAATTGACAGTCCTGTATTTAATCAAGATCAAGTTATTTCTACTGTAGACCTAAATACAGGTTCTGTAGATTTACCTAGTATATCAATGTCTGAAGAAGAGACATTTTCTACTGGAGAGTTAGTAACAGGTAATCCAGACGTAAGTAATGTTGTTATGACATACAACTTGGTATTACTTACTCCTAACATTACTACAGGAATACCAGAAGTAGGTCGTACTGTTATAATAGGTGATCACTACTTCTTACTAGAAAATGTTGTTACTGGTATTCCAATCTTAGGTGAACCTTACTACGATCCAGCTTTAGCTAGAGTAGTTAATATAGGTAATCAGCGTATAGGAAGTAAGACAGGTGTAGCAAACAGTAACTCAGTTAGGTTTAACTCAAACAATAAGGTTAAGATAGGCTAATGGCTTTTAGAATTAAAACAAATGATACTAGCCCTAAGCTGGCAGTAACTCTTGAGGACGCAAACAGTAACCCAATAAATATTACAGGTGCTAATGGTGTTAGGTTTCACATGAAAGCGTTTGGAGCAACAGCACTTAAAGTAGATGCTCCTATGACAGTTACAAATGCTTCTGGTGGTATAGTGCAATATCCTTGGGTAGCCTCAGATACTGACACTGCTGGCACTTACTACGGTGAAGTAGAAGTTACATATGCTGATAACACAGTAGAGACTTTCCCTAACAATGGTTACTTCACTGTTATAGTTAAGGAGGATCTAGACTGATGGAAGAAGCGTTTGATATAGACAATCTACCTTCTGAAGAAGTTATTAATAAAGCAGACAAACCTTTAAATAAACCTTTTAGACTACCAAAGGGTTCTAGTAAGAAGTTTGGTGTTTACGTAAACTCTGGTGGTAAGACTAAGAAAGTTACTTTCGGTGACCCTAACATGGAAATTCGTCGAGATGATCCGAAAGCTAGAGCTAACTTTAGAAGCCGACACTCATGTAGTACGGCTAAAGATAAAACCTCAGCAAGATATTGGTCTTGTAGAATGTGGAGTGGTAGCACAGTGGGAAGTATGACTAAAGATATTACAGGTCAAATATTAAAGACCGATGAAGAACAACGTATGGTCTATGGCTGGGCTTCTGTAGTAACCGAAAAAGGTGAACCAGTAGTCGATAGACAAGGCGATGTAATTAAACCTGACACATTAGTAAGTGCCGTAAACAAGTTTATGGAGCATGTACGTGTAGGTAAAGAAATGCACAAGGGTGAGCAGATTGGGGCCGTTATCCATTCTATGCCTATCACTAAAGAGATTGGTGATTCCCTTGGCATCCAGAGTGACCGAGAAGGTTGGATAGTAGCGTTTAAAGTATATAACGATGATGTCTGGGCTAAGGTAAAATCTGGTGAACTAGCCGCCTTTAGCATTGGTGGCAGAGCAACAAAGGAAGACTATAATGGCTAACCTTTTAACCATGCTTGAATTGGACGAATTGTCTTTGGTAGATCGTCCTGCCAATGCGGAGGCAATGGTATCGTTATTTAAGCGCGACAACTTCGACGGGGAAACTATGAACGAAGAATTAGAAACAACAGTAAAAATGTCCGATGATATGGCAGGTAAACTAAAACCTTACATGGACAAAGGTATGTCTGAAGAAGAAGCTATGAAGGCTTATAACGCAGACATGAAGAAATCAGAAGAAGCTGAAGTAGACAAAGCTAATGCTGAAGTCGAAACTCTTAAAGCAGAGAATGAGCGTTTACGTAAATCTCTAATTGAGAACGGCTACATAATCAAATCAGACGCTATCGAAAAGAAAGCTCCAGAAGAGTTCCTTGAGTACGAAGGCGACAAAATAAACAAAGCTGACATTCCAGCACCTATCTTAAAGGCGTTAGAAGAAGCTGAGTTTGCTAAAGCTGACTTAGAGCTAACAACTAAAGCGGAAGAAAACCTTCCTAACTTTGACGTAGCTACAGCAAAAGAATTAGTCAAATCATTTGAGACTAATGAAGAAGTTATGGGTGTACTAAAAGCCGCTGATAAAGCATTTGGTTCATCTATGGAAGAAGTAGGCAAGGCAGATGTTGACGGTGAGTTTACTACCGCTTCAGATAAACTTGATGCACTTGTAAAGTCTTATATGGACACTAACACAATGAAGAAGAGCGAATACGCTGTAGCATACTCTGCTATCGCAAAGACCGATGAAGGTAAAGCTCTTATCACTAAATCCTATAAAGGGGAATAATCATGGCTGTAACGCAATCACGCGACAACCGCACTCTAATCGCTGGTGCTGATCTTAGCACCTCTCAATTCTTATTTGCAAAAATGGATGCCGCCGCTAAAGCTGTTTTAGCTGGAGATGGTGAAGGTACTATCGGTGTAATAGCTGTAGGTGCTGGAACTGGAAATGCTTGCACAATAACTCACTCAGGTAAAGTCATGGTAAAATGTGGTGGAACCGTAACTATAGCAGATGACGTGGCAATTGATGCCGCTGGTAAAGCTGTCAATGCGGCTTCTGGTGACATCGTCGTTGGTCGTGCTTACGAAGCAGGTGTTGACGGTCAAATCATCGCAATCGAATTGATCCTAGCCGCTAACGCTCACGCTTAATTTAAGGAATATATATTATGCCATTATTAACACCATCCAGTGTACATCTGGATCAACCACTTACTAACTTGACTATCGCTTATGCACAAGCAGATACAAACTTCATTGCGGACAAAGTGTTCCCAATCGTCGGTGTACAGAAGCAGTCAGACAAGTATTACATCTATGACCGTGACAACATGAATCGTACAGGGGACGTTAAGAAATTAGCTCCACGTACAGAAGTGAACCGTATCGGTATGTCACTATCAACAAGCTCATACTTTGCAGACGTATTTGGTCTAGGTATGGACTTCGATCAACAAACACTAGCTAACGAAGATGCCGCTTTGGAAATTCGTTCTGCTGGAGCGCAAACACTTGCAACACGTTTGATGATCCACCGTGAAGAGCAATTCGCTTCAACTTTCTTCTCAACTAATGTTTGGGGAACAGAGTATGATGGCGTAGCTAACGGCGACAACAACTTAGACTCAGAGTTCACATACTGGTCAGATTACACAAACGCTACACCAATCATAGACGTTACTAAAGCACGTCGAGCGATGCAACTTAAGTCTGGCGGATACAAGCCAAACACAATGGTTGTAGGTAAAGAAGTTCGTGACATCTTAATTAACCACCCAGACATCCTAGCACGTTTAAACGGCGGATCAACTGTAGCTAACCCTGCATTGATCACAGACGCTAAACTAGCTGAGATCTTTGAAGTGTCTAATTTCTATGTAATGGAAGCAGTCAAGAATGACTCAGCAGAAGGTATTGCAGAAAGCAACTCTTTCATCGGTGGTAAAACAGCTATGTTAGCACACGTTGCTCCTTCAGCTGGATTGATGACACCTATGGCTGGCGGTACATTTGCTTGGAACACTTTAGACGGTGTAAACAACTTAGGTATCACAGTTGAGTCATACTCAGACGATGCTCTTAAGCGTCAACAGGTTGCAGAACACATCCAAGTTAAAATGTCTTACGACATGAAAGTCACTGGTGCTGACTTAGGTGTATTCTTTAACACAGCTATAGCATAAAACTATACAAATCATTTGGTGAGGGCTTAAGTGTCCTCACCTCTTTTATTAAGGAGAACCCGATATGATACCATTTCAGTTTGATAGACCCGTATTTATAAAACAAGAATTTAATGGTGGAGGAAGAGATTGGAAGAGATCAGAACATTACCCTTGGAAAGAGTTATCTCTCTCTAGTGACGTTGTTCAGACCTTATACAACAATAACTTTCTACATCATAACTCTGACCTAGAGATTAAAGCTAAGGTCGGTGACGGACTAGAAGTACTTGATGTCGCATCACTAGGTGTACTGGTAGATACGATCAATGCTAAGGTAAAAGCTAAGACTAATTCCCACGCAGAGTTTACCCGTAAGAAGTGTAAGAAGTCTAAGATACTAGAGAAGCAACGCGGTTTACTCCGTAGTTGGCGTAGAAATTATGGAGAGTTGGAGAACGACTAATGGCTTGGAGCTACGACGAAGGAAATCTAAATATAACTAATGCAATAGGTAGATTAAATGCTACTAGGTTGTTGATAGGTGATACAGACTTAAATGATGAACAAGTACAAGATGAAGAAGTTTCATTTGCTGTAGCTCAAGCTAATAATAACGTATACAAAGCTGGCTCTATGTTATGTAGGTCTATAGCGGCTAAGTACTCTAGGAAGGTTAACACAGAGTTAAGTGGAGCTTTAAAAGCTGATTACTCTGATCTATCTAGACACTACTTAAGTCTAGCAGATACACTAGAATACCAAGGTAAGATCTTAGGTGCTTCTGTAGGAGTAGTAGCTGGGGGTATCACTAAGAGTAAAGTGGATGCTGTCAGAGAAAATACTGATCGAATACAAGGGTCTTTTAGAAGAGATAGATTTAATAATCCACCAAGCTACCAATCATCTGAATACGAATAGAAGGAGTAACATATGTCTTTTAGAGCATTTGATTTACTCAGGCTAGTTGAGGACTTTGGTGAGACACTTACCTTACGTAAAGTTACTACGGGAGGTAACTACAACCCATCTACAGGTTCTGTAGTAGGTTCAGCTACAACTGACTATCTTTTCACTGGATACTTCTATGATTACTCTAGTCAGAACCCTAATGAAGTTGTTCGTGGTACACGTAAATGCGTAGTACCTTCTCTTGGTTTAGAAGTAGACCCTTTCCCTGATGATTTAATCTTAGGTAATGGTGATTCAGTAAGGATAACTAGAGCAGTTTCTATATTCTCTAATGGTGTAGCTATGTGTTACTTATGTGACGTACAGGAGTAAGATATGAAGCAGGTAGTAA